ATATTTAACTTTTGATGAAAATATTCTTTTAGAAAATACAATTCCTGAAGATTATATTCAAAAGCAATTGGAAATTTTTGATTATTGTATTGATGAAGGATTGGGTTCATTAATTGGAAAAGTTGCTAAAGGTGCTGTTGGACTTGCGGGAAGAGTTGCTTCAAAACCTGCTAGATCAGCAGTTGCTAAAAAGATGATGACAAGCAAAGATCCTGCTAAAACTGCTGCGGCAGTTGATAGGTTGGCAAGAATGAAGATGAACAAAGCGGGATTTCCTGCTGATATGACTAAAAAAGTTGTAGATGCTGCACCAAATATTTCAGGAAAAACTACAGTAATAGCAACTGCTCCTGCAATTGGTAAAGTTGTTAAAGGTGTGCAAAAGGTAAAAGACATTGCTTCGAAAGCAAAACCAGTTCTTCAAAAAGTTGGTAAAGGTGCTGCTGTATTTGGATTGGGTGCTGCTGGTGGTTATATGGGTGCCAAGATGGCAGGTGCTGGTGCTCCTACCAGTTCTAATGCTCCAAAACCCCCTAGTGCCTCTAACACTCCTGCTAAACCTGCAACACCTTCTAAAAGTACTTCTAGTGCCCCTTCTTCCCCTTCTGGAGGTTCTAAAGCAAGTAGTGCTGCTACTCCAGCAAAACCAAAGTCTCCTGCTGCAGCAAAATCTGAGTGGGAAAAAGCAAATCCACGTCTTGCTCAAGCAGAAAAATTAAGACAACAGGGCGCATCTAGAGAAGACATTAATAAAGTCTTATACAATAAAGGAACTGCTGCTTATGGAGCATCAGGTCAAAGTCAAATGGAAAAGGATGCAGAAGAACTGCGTAAAATGACTGACAGATCTAAACAGCGCCAAGGTAAATTAATGGGAGGTCCAGAAGGACCTGGAACAATTGATACAAAATCAGTTGAAGCAGACATAAAAGCAGCACAAGAAAGGCAGAAGAAGCAAATGGAGCAACAAAAAAATGCCATGACTGCTAAAGAGTCATATGAACCTTATGATATTGTTCTTGATTATCTTTTCTCAAACGGTCATGCAGATACTTTAGATGAAGCAAATTATATTATGATGGAAATGGACGAAGATGCGATTGGAACAATTATCGAACAGTATGAATATTATTTACTTGCTGAAGAAGTTGAGGAGTGGGTAGATGGTCTTGTAAATGAAGGATATGATCTTTCAGAGTATACATGGGATGACATTATGGAGTATTATGTGAATGAAGCAAAAGAAGATAAGGGACTGACACCACTTCAAAAAATTAGAAAAAGAAATAAAAATTATGCTATTGAGGGAGAACCAGCAGGCGATCAAACTTCAAATCGTAGAGCAGAGCGTTCATCTCAAAGAGGAGTTAAAAAAACAAAAGGAGAGAAAAGTGCTTTTGGAACCATGAGACATGTTGGTGGCCCTTATAATTAACTTAAAAGATTATAACATCTTCAAGGGGGCTTGACAAGTCCCCTTTTTTATTGCTAGACTAGGTTTGTCTCCGTTGAAGATAAGTTATATTCAATAATACTTAGAGCTCTTAAGGACAGCACCATAAATCCTATTAGACTCACTCATATAAAAAGTACCACCAATATTAGTATTGTAGTACTCTTCACTTAATAAAACATTTCTTTTAAATTGTTCATAAGTTTCATAATAACTCATTGATTTCTTATGAGGACATAGATAAAGAATTTCACGAAGAAAATGTTCTTTACCTAAAGTCTTTACATCCTCATTTAATTCATCACAAGAACCAAAGTAATTTTTCCAATCACTTTCTAGAGTTTTTCTGCGTCCGGTTTTTCTATCTTTTTGTCTTGTCCAAAAATGTTTTTTACCAATATATTTTTTATTGTTCGTAAGATTCGTAATTATGTAAACAAATCCTTCCATTCCTTTGGGAACATCGGTAAAGACCTCACCATTATATTGCCAATTCATAAGCACACCTTATTTGCCTATTTAGACTTGCCTTTCATATCTAAAAGTGGTAGACTTGAAAAAACGCATCAAACTCTAAATACTATGGTGACTTTGGAACAAACCCTCAGGACTTCTCATGACTGGGCAATTGATCGCATTCATTATTTGAGTGAAAGAGATCTTGAAGATGCATATTCAATTCAATCTGAGTTTAGTGAATGGTTGAACCCTGATATTCCAGAACACGATATTTTTTCATTAGAATACATCGGAGAATAAAATGATCGGACCTAAAAAGAAACCACAAGACTTTGGATTTAAGAAAGGAGATACTCATCTCATTGTTAATGACATTACAGAAAAAGTAAAAGCATATGATTTTGATGGAAAACTTCTTTGGGAACTTCCTGCATTAGCAAGAGGACAAGGAAGTGATTATGAGTTTAAACTTTCAAACACAGATACTCCTCCCGGTCTTTATAAGATTGGAACCATTTATAAGGACTATGAAAAGGATCCAACTCCATCATATTCTAGGGATGTGATGGCATTTGGATGGTATAGTTTTGATTTAGTTGAACTTGAGAATCAAGAAGCAAAGCATGGTCGTGCCGGAATTATGATTCACGGCGGAGGTTCTGCTTGTGGTTGGCCAGGTGCATGGGCACCAATGCAGAAACTCTTCTCAACACATGGTTGTGTGAGAATGCATAATCAGCATCTTAAGGATCATCTTCTTCCTTTGACTAAAAAGGGAACTGTCTTTGTTTCTGTATTTCAAGAAGGATGACTACTTCAATTCCACAACCGGGCATTAAGTTAATCAAAGAGTTTGAAGGTTGCCATCTAAAGGCATATCCAGATCCTTTAACTGGAGGACTTCCCATTACGATTGGATGGGGGAGCACTAAAGATTTTGATTATACTCCATTTAAAAGAGATCGAGTTATTACTCAAGAGTATGCTGATCGTCTTTTAGAACACGATATATTAAAACGTTTTCTTCCTAAATTATCTAAAATTCCTTATTGGGGTGAGATGAATGAAAAACAAAAAGGAGCATTGCTCTCTTTTGCTTATAATCTTGGTGCTGATTTTTTTAACTCTCCTGGATTCAATACGATTACCAAAAAGTTAAAAGAAAAAGATTGGAAAGCAATTCCTGCAACTCTTGAAATGTATAGGAATCCTGGTAGTAAAGTAGAGGCAGGATTAAGAAGAAGGAGAATTGCGGAAGGAAAACTCTGGGTGTCTTAACTTTTTTCTTGATTATGAATCCAAATCTTTAAGTCTTTTACGTACTTTCTTAATATTTCTGCTTGCATTAAGTGCCATTCATCCCCTGTCTTAATATATGTCTTGATGTGCTCGTCGATAGCATCAAGACATTTTTTAATGACAGGATTCCAGGGTTCTCTAATTGGGGTATTCCACTCTCTGGGCATTGGAGATAACGCGGACTCTGTATTTATGAGACACTTTACAAACTGTCATACTTGACAAACACTAAATATTAACTTATTATGAAAAATCCCTGTTATGAGCAGGGTACTTATTATGAGTCTTTGATCGTGACAATTAGAGCCGTGGAAGGTGCCTTTTGAGAAAGAGGTGTACCCCCCTTCTATACGGATGTAGAGTTCAATTAATTTAAATGCAAGTTTTCTTTACAGTAACCCTGCCTCTTCTGGCAACGGTTACAACCACAACGGCATCACTGCCTTCAGTGTTTCCTCCTCCTCCTGTGAGTGGTCCTCCACCATTTTCTATTATTCAAGAGGAGCCTACATCAAAGACAGCAATCCGCGAGGTTGCTCCCGAAAAACCTAAAGAGACTAGGTTAATTTGTAAAGGGTGTAATGAACATGAGAATGCTACCCTGGCTTACTTCCAGGATCGTGGTATTAAAGACAGAAACGCCCTTGCTACCATTATGGGCAATATTCGTCAGGAATCAACTTTTATTCCTAATATTTGCGAAGGTGGTAGCAGAACCAGTTGGCGTAACTGCGATGGTGGTTACGGACTGATTCAATGGACATCTGCCAATCGTTATTATGGATTGGGTGATTTTGCTAGGAAGTTTGGTGGTTCACCATCATCACTTCACACGCAACTTCGTTATCTAACAAATGAAGTCCAATGGAAAGAGATTGAAGACCGAATGAAAATTCCTGGTAAGTCTATCAATCATTATATGGACTATGCGTATAGTTGGATTGGATGGGGGCATCATGGTGCTCGTACATCTTATGCTTATGATTATGCATCCCGTCTGATCAAGGTAGAAGTTTGATATATAAGGGGAGTGTTTACTCCCCTTTATTA